AAAGTATCCTGAATCTGCTCCAGCCCGACAGCGTACTCGTCAAACGTTATCTGCCCTTTCTCATACGCTTGTCGCAAATCCTCGATGCCGATGCGAGCAATCGTCGTGGCTTCTGGGTCCACCAACCTCTCGGCAAGTTCAAGGTGCCCGATGATGACATCTTGGAGCGCCTGTCGCTGCTCTCTAAGCACGTCGTTGTAGCTTCTACCAGCTCCACCAGCAGAACTTGTCGCCACTGCTGTTTCTTCGGTTGCAACATTCAAATCTCTTGTTACTTTAGCAAGATTCCTTATGTTGGGGTCAAGTTGAGCGCCTCCAGCAGCAAGTGCATTAAGAGTAGCAACGAATTGTTGGGCTGTAAGGACACCATTCATCATTGCTATGGTTAACAATTTGATATTGCCTATCGCATTTATTGCAGCCTGAGAGGTCAATCCAAGGGCAAGCTGCAACGCCTGCTCCATAGCAATGCGTTCGGCTGTTGTAATGATTCCAGCCTGTTCTGCGGCTTGAAGCTGCTCTGAGGCAACCTTGAAGATATTGGTGGCTTCCATTGCACCTTGTAGCGCCTGGTCAAGGTCTTCTGTTGCGTCTGTTAGGTTCTTGGCCGCAGCACGCTCGGCCTCATACGCCGCTCGCAACCCGTAACCAAAGTTTGTTGCACTTACAACTGCTGCGCTATTTGCCTCTAGTACCTTTGTGCCTTCCTCAGTTATCTCTTTCCAGCGTTCTCCAACTTGCACCCAAGTCCACTGACTTTCAGTCAACTTTTCTACTTTAAGCCTTGAGTCATCAACCCTGGCATTGTAAACATTTATTGCTCTGGAATACTCAGCATACGTCTTGGAGTTCTGCGCCGCAGTCTTGTTAACCTCCTCTTGCAATTCGGCAGCAAGTTCCAAATACTTGTTATGAGTTCCAAATACGCCTCCCAGCGCCGTGCCTGTCACGACGTTGCGGTTCCAAATGTCGTTCATCTCTTGGGCGCGTTTGCCCATATCAAACATCACGGATGTAAGAGATGTGCCGCTCTCAATCATTTTATTGGCGCGTTCGCTCCAAGATTGAGCTACCCCCATCGCACGCTGATGTGCTTCGTTCATCTTGTCTATAGATTGCGTAAGCATATCAACGGCTTTTATGACACCACCAATCGCAATCGCCCACACCAGCATGCTGCTTGCAGCAGCCGAGACAACACCACCAATTCCACCTATCGCGCCGCTCACACCACCTACCGCCAGTCCAAGGTTGCCCATAACCGTCATGAACTTGGTTACTGCCAGATATGCCAGTCCAAGTTCGATGACAGCCTGTATTGTCTCTCCGCGCAGGTCGGTGAAGAATCGGACAAACGGTTCTGCGATCTTGACAAGCCCCCCTATTATCTTTCCAAAGTCCTCCAGCGCGGGGATGAGACTATTCTTTATCCACTCCCAGAGATTCTTGATCCACGGCACAAGGTCTTCCCGCACCATCCGATTAAATTCAGCCAATTTAGGAATGAGGTGCTGCTCAATAGCGTTAGGTAAATCCTTAGCAAATGCTGCTGCTAGGGGGATTATGTCTTCCAGCCACCCCTTTAACATCTCACGGAATGGAATACCGAGCGTAGCCAATACATCCATACCGACGTTCTTGAGTACGTCAAGCTGCTTGGCTAGAGTTCCGTACTTCCTCTGAGACTCAACAGCAAGTGCCGTGTTGTCTTTCCACGCTGCATTAGCTACTTCCCACGCATCAGTTAGCACGTCTTGGCTTGCCGCAAGACCAAGTGTAACCATCTCGTAACGTGCAGATGCCAACCCCAACTGCTGCAAAAGCTCATCAGCTACGGCTGTCTGCTCACCTAATCCGGCAATAAAAGCCTGGTAAGCACCCAGAGCATCTTCCTTGAACAATCGTGCGAAATCATCGACGGTCATTTGCGCAGCTTTGGCAAAGATGGCTAAATCTTTATTCCCAGAAGCAACCGCATTACCCATCTTCAGAAACGCACGTACAAATGCTGTGGAAGCTGCCTCTGATCGGAATCCTAATGTCTGTGCAGCAGTAGCCAATGCCAGCACATCCACCTCGGACAACCCAGCCTGCTTACCAAGGAACGCCAGACGCGGGATCATCCTTACAATCGCAGCCTCAGACGGCGGGAAAGAGTTGCCCAGTGCAACGATGGTAGAGGCCAGCCGCTCAACGTCAGGACCGGACGTTCCCATAATGGCAGCAAACTGAGCCAATGCAGCGGACGCTTGTGTGGCACTCAAGTCCGTAACGTCAGCCATCCGCACCATTACCTCGGTAAATGCAACAATGTCTTGTTCAGCTATGTTCATCTTACCAGCGATAGCCGCAACATCTGTCAATGTGTCCATCGACACGGGAATTTGTAGCGCGATGTCCCGCAACCCGCGCAACACTTCTTCACCAAGGGGGGTAAGGGTTCCGAACTCGTCACCCAAGTTATTGGTTGTTCGGACGACATCCGCAAAGGCGTCTTCCCAGTCAGTGGCAACTTTCGTGGCAGCAAGAGCAACCCCTGCAGCGGCAGTGGCGGCGGCTAGTGCGGCGGCGGCAACAGCCATCCCAAACTTCTTCAGCCCACCAGACGCACTGTCACCCGTGTCGCCAAGCCCTTGGATGGACTTGTCCATAGCCCCCATCTGGCTCTGGAAGGTTGAGTAGCCGCGCACCATGGCCTGTACCCCCACTGGGGTGAAATTAGCCATTTGACAAACTCCCCGCCATCCGATACAATAATGATGTTCGGACAGTCAATTGCGTAGGCGGTTTTTGCATTACTAGCCCCCAACCGGTCAAAAGCGCGGCTGTCCGAACAAACAACCGCCATAACCGGGAGGGGGTTCCTTTTTGGAGAATGCTGCTATGGGCAAAAGTGTTCTTCTTGTATGCAAGTTTTGCAAAACCGACTTTTACGTAATACCGTACAGAGCTAATAAAGCCAAATTTTGTTCCAAGAAGTGCGCGGGTGCGTATCGAAGAAGCACCGTTCCCAAAATGCGTGTAGATAAACCCTGCGCAATCTGCGGCAAAATATTCTCCGTTACCCCTTCCGAAGCAAAGAAACGCAAGCATTGCAGCCTTGCGTGCAGAGCTAAACATCAATCCAAAAATATTCGTGGAAGCAGTCATCCTCGCTACACTAAAGTGTCTGTAAGATGTTCTATGTGCGGCAAACAACTTCTCAAAACCAAATACTTTGTTGATATAGGAACCAAGAACTTCTTTTGTGATGTTGCGTGTCATGGCAAGTGGCAGTCTGTCAACTGCCTGGGCACTAACCATCCTGCGTCCAAGCGAGTTGAAGTACATTGCCACACCTGCGGAAAGATATTTGAGCAAGTTCCATGGCGAGCAAAAAGATCCAAGCAATTTTGTAGTGAAGAATGCCTCTCCGACTGGCGACGGGAAAGAATGACGGGTGAGAACAATCGAAATTGGCTCGGTGGATGCGAGCCGATTTTTCACGGTCCTAACTGGCTTGAGCAGCGTGAAAAAGCTAGAACGCGAGATGGATTCAAGTGCCAGCATTGTGGAATTCACGAGGATCACTATGCGCGTGAATTGGATGTTCATCACATTATTCCATTCCGCGACTTTGGCATTGAAAGATACATAGAAGCCAACCGTCTATCCAATCTCATCACATTCTGCCGTTCTTGTCACCGTAAAGCCGAAGAAGGAAGCATCGCGTTTCAAATCCCTCTACCAACTTTTACTTCTTCCGAGCAGCCTTACGCGCTATGGCGTCCTGCTGGTTCAAGCTGATGTAGTTCATTAGCCTGTATCGCGCTACGACCTTTGCCATAAAGTGAACTTGATAACCGCCATCATCCCATCTCTCCAAGTCCAGTCCAGCAGCTACGCACGCTTCCCACTCCTCATATGCAAGAGAATACTGAATACCCGTGTTAACTGGGTCTTTGATGCCATGTTGATTGATCGGGACGCCATTTCTAGTTACTGCGAAAGGACTCCGCCGCAGCGGAAATGGCCTCCTCCGTCAGACCAGGAAGTCGTCCCAACAATGCGTAATCCGCACCCGATACGGCAACGTGCTTCTTGTACAGATATTCCAAGTCAACCTCATCTTCAAAGTCGAACCCGGAAAGGTCCAGCCTTTTCTGCCGTTCCAGCAACTTGAGATTCTTCAACCATCTGTCATCTTCTGGAACGCCGTCAATAAGCTCAACGCCGAACATAGCCATAGCGTCCATCGCCGCCATTCCGCGTTCGTTATCAACGTCTTGTTTCGCTGCTAGATAATCGGGGTGAACTGGATTCTCTTCATCACGTCCCTTATCCTCATTGAAAACCTTGGGGACTTTGGGATACTTGATGGAAGAGGT